TGTCTTCGCAGACCGGCTCAGCGGGCGTCTCAGGGGTCGGGGCCGTCTTGGGCTCCGGTTGGGGGGCAGGGGTCGGGGTGGGCTCAGGGGCGGGCTCTACGACCGGCTCAGGCACAACCTCGACGTGGGGGGTGAGACACACCCGGTCGAGGTTGACCGAGTCGATACCGGAGGTGGCCGGGTGGTGAACGGTGACCGTGTCGGTGGCCTCAGCGAGGGTGGCGGTCCCTGTGGCGTACCCGTTGGCCGAGGCCGTCCAGTCTTCGAGGTCCGAACCGGTGACTCCGAGGACCGTAACGACCTCGTTGGTCTGGTGCCAGTGGCCCGTAGTGGCCCGACCCTCGTAGCTGTCGGAGTACCAGACTTCGACGGTGACGTTGCCGGCGGGGACCTCTGCGGGGAGGTTGAGGGTGATCTGGCGGGCGGTGGCTGAGGGGTGCTGGGGGCCGATGAACCGGTGACCGCTGGTGACACACACGCCGTTGGTGGTGTCGGCGGCTACTGGGCTGGACCAGGTCCCCCCGAAGAGGGCGAGGATGATGATGGTGGTGAGGGCTTTGATTGGGTGGAAGTTGCTCATGCCTTAGAGATCGGCATGACCTCCCGGAACCTTGAGCAACTTCTCCCAGAAACCCTAGGCGGTGTCGTACATGGGGCGGGAGGCCCACCCGTTCAACCATTCGAGGGCTGGCCACTTGCGGGCCAGGCCAGTCACGAGGGCCCGGTAGGCGCCGGTAGCGACCGCGACTAGGGCAACCTCGAGGGCGGCGGCGTCGACTTCGACCCCCCACTTTTGGATGGCTTGGGCGACAAGCCAACCGGCCACGACTTGGGCGAGGGTTCGGATGGTGCCGACGATCTGATCATTCATTGGGTGTCTCCTGTTGGGTGGAAAGGCTCAGTCTCGATAACGATCGTCTTCTCGACCCCGGAACGGGTCGCGGTGATCACGGATCGGACAGTGCACGACACATCGGGGTCGCGGGGATAGTCGGCGTTGAACCGCCACAAGCTCGGCCGGCGAGGGTGGGGGTCGGGCAGTGAACTAGTGATGGGGTTCTGCGACACAAATTCGTAGGCGTCGACGCCGTTGGCTGAACATCGGAGGGTGTCTTCGAACATGAGGGCGACGGGTTCGCTAACCGTGGTCGTCGATCTCATCTGTAGAGCCCCGAGCCCCGCTCGAGCGTCGGGGAGCTCCCGGACGAACTCCACAGAGTGATACTCGATCCAATCCGCGGTGGGTTGCTGTTTGATCCACCAGCGGTGCACCTCGCTGACCGCTTCGGATCCCTCGGAGATGAGGACGGACACGATCGCGAGGACCGCGAACAGAGCAAGCCAGTTTTGGCGGATGTATTCGCCCCAGGTTGGTTGGTGCACTACTTGACTCCTGGCCAGAACTTGAGGGCTTCGGGGCCACCGGCGATGGTGAGGAGGACGGCGTACACCTGCCAGGGCACCACTGTCTCTGCTGTGAAGAGGTCCGCTATCCCCAGGGAGACTACGCCGATCACGCACACTCCCTGGATCCAGGCTGCCCCCGGTGGTTTCGTTCCGTTCGGTGTCGGTTTGGGCGGATCGGTCCCGTTCGGTGTGGCCACGCGTCTGTGTTCCTTTCATGAGCGGTTAGAGATAGCGCGGGTCATACGGACAGGGTCCTGAGGGTGAGCGGTTTGTTTAGTCGGGCTGCTACGGCTTCGCCGGTTCCGCCTGTGTGAGCGGTGCGGATCCGGAACGATGCGAAGCGTCCGAGGATGTCTTCGCCGAGGGTGTCGATGAGGTCGACGAACCCTGCGATTTGGGCGTCGGGGGCTTGGGTGTCGGTGACTAAGACGGTGTCGGAGAAGGCCCCAAACCCAAGGATTTTGACTTCTACGGTGATCGTGGTCGGGGAGCTGGTGGCGTAGGCGTCGGTCTGTTGAATGTCGTAGTCGAGGACGGGGGCGGTCAGGTAGGCATCGCAGCGGTACACGTCGGAGACGGTGGTGAGGGAGTGGGAGTGGAACCCGGAGCCTTGGTTGGCTCCGAACACGGGGGCGATGGGGAGGACGGCTGGCCAGAAGTTCAGGCGGCGCTCGAGGCGGGCTAGGCGTTCCTCGATGGTGTTGGCCGAGGCCGTGGTGGATGCCGGTAGCGCTGGGTCGATCATGTGAAGAGTCCTAGGGGGGCGAGGACAACGGTGGACTCTTCCCCCGAGTCGTCCACGGCGACCTCGATAGCCACGATCCGATACCAGGCCCGATCGAGTTGGAGGTAACCGCGGTCGGCGGTGACCCGAACTCTGTCCCCTACTTCGTAGGAGCCGACGGTGGGGATGGCGTCGGCGAACACGCTCATGGTGATCAACGTGGAGGGTTCTTGGCCTCTGGTGAGGGCCCGCTCTGCGTGGGCGGTGAGCGTGGCCGGTCTGGTGACGTCGGGGTGAGAGCTCGTGCCCTCGAGGAGGGGGTAGGAGACAATGTCGGCCGAGTTGAACGCGGTGCGAATGTCGATCTCTGTGCCGAACCCCGCTCCGAACGCCCTGTGCTGATTCACCTTGCTCTTGCCGTCTTCGGAGTAGTCGACCAGGGAGGCGTTGACCCCGAGTTCGAAGACGTGCTCGGTGGAGCGCCCTGTGGTCGGGTAGCGGGTGACGAAATCCGTTTGAGGGTCCCCACCAGAGTCATACGAAGACACGTAGTCGAACTCGAAACCATTGTTGACGGCGGCGAGCTGCTCGAGGGCCTGGCCGATGTTCTTACCTTCGTGCCAGGGGTAGGAGCGGTCACGGGTGACGCCGTGGAGGTTGGCGGTGGTGGTGACCCCGATGTGGCCGCCTCCGTAGGCTTGGGCGTGGTCGATGAGGCCCCTTGCGATGGCGTCCTGGTCGGCCGTGGTGTAGGTCAACGTGTTTTGGATGGTCCGTTTCCGGAAGTAGGAGTGCCAGCCCTCGCCTTGGAACGTGATTTGGTCTTGTTCGACTGAGGCGACGTGCCCCCAGATCAGCCCGCCTTTGAGGATGACTCCGTCTCGTTCGATGTAGACGATGGTGCGGGCTGTCCCGAACGCTGAGGGCCCGAACAGGGCGGCGGCGGTGGAGCGTGCGATTCGTTCCCGCTCGGAGACGACTGGCACCGAGACGACGGCGGGGGTGGTTTTGATGAGGGAGTACCAGGTGGTTGGGAGGATGGGGCAGGTGGGGGCTTGGAGGACGGACCCGTAGGGGTCGAGGGGCATCCTCCCGCCGATGGCTCCGGGGGCGTTGAGGACCTTGCTGTAGAAGATGGACTCGACGGGGAGCTCACCTTGGATGTCGGTGGGGGTTTTGATGTCCGCCCACAACACTCGGTACTCAGCCACGCGTTACGCCTCCCCTTGTCTCAGGAGGCCTTGAGTGCCTCTACCTCGGCCTGTAGTTCCTTGACAGCTCCAACGAGGAGGGCGATGAGGGCCCGGTCGTTGGGGGCTTCTGCGAGTGCCTCTTCGTCGTATACAGCCAGGCTCGGGTCGACCTCGGCGACGTCTTCGGCGATGAGGCCTAGCAGGCGGTCGGTGACCCCTGTTTCTCTGCCGCCGAGGGCTGCGATGGCGGGGTCGTCGTCTTTGACGTCGAAGCGGACGGGTTGCATCGCTGCGACCATCGCGAGGCAGGAGGCGGTGGGTTCGTCCTGGATGTTCTGCTTGACTCTGCGGGTGGAGGTGTAGGCGTAGATTTCGTTGGTGGATGTGGGGAACCTGTGGACAACCGTGCCCGACGTACCCGATGAGCCCATCCCGGGGGCGTACTGGTTAGCGGCGGCCCACTCATAGGCCAGGGTCCCGTTAACCGACATCCCAACCCGACCGTCAGCAATGAGATAGAGCCCGGAGTCGGCGTCATTGGTGAACCCCACCGAGGGGTCCCCGGCCGACCCGTCGGCGAAGTGGACGGTTGTCCCAGCCGGCAGGTAGTCGTCAGTCCAGGTCGACCCGTCCCACGCACGTATCTCGTGAGTGTCGGTCTCGAAAATGACCATCCCCTCCCACGGATCCGCAGGGCGAGACCCGGACGAGCAGGGGACCACCCCACCGACAGCAACCGCGAACCCGTTGTCTTGATTCGAGTTGTTGGCGTTCCCTGAGAACCGCTGATCGGTGATCTCCGAATCAGTGATAGAGGTGTCAGTGGCGGCAACGTCGACGATGGCGAGGATGACGGAGTTGTCGGGCACCGTCGGAATTGAGGGGGACGCGGCGGGGGTCCCAGTGACCACCTCCAACGTGATGTTGTTCGTTGACGGTGACCCCGATGCGTAGTCCTGGTCATAGACCCGGGCGATAACGAGGTCTTTGCGGGGGTTCGTCGGATCAGAGGCGGAGATGCTGAGGTTGGTGGTCGAGGGGGCTTGGGAGATGTAGACGCCTTGGGTGCCAGCCTCCGAACCGAGGACCACTACCCCACCGGTGTCGACATCCACGGACATGTCGGGTGTGCCGGACTTCTCCGTCACCTTCAGCGAGCTTTCGGGGGTGCCGGTAGCGGTCGGCAACACACCAGCCCGCAACCCAAACAGATGCCTGAGGTGGGTTCGGAACTCGGCGGCGGTGGAGCCGTCGTTTGAGAAGTGCCCAGCTCGGGCGTCAATGGCCACTAGTCAGCTCCATGTAGATCGGTAAGAGATGGTGATGATGCTCGACCCCGCATCGGCCCGGTAGGAGAGCTCGTTGGCGCCGGGGGTGAGGGCGAACCAGTCCCCCGACAGGGTCGAGTAGCGGGAGGCTGTCCCGTCGAGGAGGACCGTGCGGGAGTCTGAGTCAACGATGAGTTCTTGGCCGGCTGTGAGCTCGATCGAGAACGTGAGGTTGAGGCCTTGGTCTACGTGCTGGATTTGGGGGTTGGTGACCGGGCCGGGGATGGTGGCGACCCATTCGGCGTCTGTGTTCCCGTCGTTCGTGGTGGTGAACGAGGTGGCGGACACGGTGCCCCAGTTGAGGGGCCAGGTGAGGGGCCAGGTCAGGCCGCTGGAGGCGGCGGTGAGGATGGTGGAAACCACCTGCGTTTGGTCGTTGTCGTAGATGAATGGCTTGGTTGCGTAGAACCTCGCGAGCTGAACCGGTATCTCATAGAACCAGTCCAAATCGAGGTCTGCGGCGAGGCCCCTTGGGCGGACCAGGATCCGGCGCTTCCCCCCGCCCGCGACCCCTGGCACCTGAAACACAAGGGGCTCTTCGCCTCTGGTGTGGTCGGTTCGCATGGCGGTCTTGAGGTTGTCTAGGTTCGTTTCCCACAGGGCGGTTGAGTCTGCGGTGACCTCGATGGGGACGATCACCTCTCGGTCTAGGAGGAAGTCGTCGCCGGGGTGGAGGCCGTGGCGGCGTAGCCTCGTCCGGTCGGAGCTTTGGACGTCGGCGTTGTCGGCGAGGCCACGGATGCCGGGGGGGACGGCGAGGTCTGAGGTGCCACCGAACGCTAGTCCCCGGTACTCGAACCCGTAGTCTTCGGTGACGAGGTCCCCGATGGCCATTAGCGGCCGTCCCCGATCCGTTCGTGCCAGGCGATCTCTCGGGCTACTTGGGTGGCGTTGAGGTTGGACCCGTTGAACACGAACGTATTGCCCCCGCGCCCCCCGCCCATGTGGTTGGGGCGGATCCTCGATCCTGCGGGGAGGTCGACAACCTCACGGCCGCGCTCCCCCACCTCAACCGGGCCACCAGGGTGGGAGTTGATCCCCATCGCCCGCCCACCGAACGGGGTGCGGACCCTGTCGAAGATTCCGCCGACATCGAACGATGGCACCTTGAAATCGATGCGGGGGTTGAGGGTCCCCGTGAGCGCTGTCTTGAAATCGTTCCACGCCTGCTTGGCCTGAGCGATCTTCTCAAGCAGGTCTTCGAGGACGGCGAACAGTGAGGCGAACGCGTCGCCGATCAGCCCGGCAGTCTCGGCCGCGACCAGCGACATCCCCTTGAGGGTGAACTCAAACGGCAACAGGGCCTTGTTGATAACCCAGATGACATCGACCCCGAACAGGGCGAGGGTCTCGTTGAGCTGAGCCCAAGCCTTCTGAGCGTTCTCCCAAGCGCGCTGCCACTTCGGTAGCTGCTTCTCGGTCTGCCCCTCGAGGGCGCTATTGATGGCACCTAGATCGTCGTCAGCCTCATCCCGCCAATCAGAGATCGCATCCCCCACGATTCCAAGACCCTGCTCGAAATCGTCTCGCCAATCGGCGATGACGGGGATGGCGTCCTCTTCGAACCAGCCGACGATGTCGCCGAGGCGGTCGAGGAACGGGCCGATGAGTTTGGTGGCCTCGTCAAGGCCCTTCTCCACCGCGTCGAAGAACTTGGTGGCGAGCGGCTCGAGCTTCACTAGGACGTTGTTCTTGAACTCGTCCCACCGATCCGAGAACGAGCGGGTGGCTTCCTCCTGCTCCGCTACCAGCCCGGTACCGTCGCCGAGGAGCTCGTTGAGGCGCTCCAGGTCGAAGTTGCCGTCACGGATCGCGGACGTCATCCGCTGGGCGCCCTCAGCCCCAAACGCCTCCGTAGCGATGTTCAACGCCTCAGTAGAAGACTCCGCGCTGTCCATCGCCGAGACAATGTTTTCAAAGGCCCGCCGTGGCTCTTCTCCTGCCTCAGCGGTCCGCCGAAAGAACGCGTTCAGGCCCGGACCGACACGGGTGATCTCCACCCCCGATTGTTCGAGCTGGCCCATGAGCCCGGCCGTCTCCTCAAGGGAGAAACCAGCGTTGGCGAAGATAGGCCCGAACGTTTCGACCCGGCCCAGCATGTCCCCCATGGACACGCCAGTGGCTTGGGTGATGCGGAGGAGGTCCCCCATGACCTCGTCGAGGTTCTCGACCGGCTCCCCGAATTGGGTCATGGCCCCGTCGAGGCCTTCGATGGCTGGGTTTACTTCTACGTCGGCGACCCGGGCGAAGTCTAGGAACTGTTCGGTGACGTCTGAGAGCTCGTCGCCGGTGACCCCGAAGAAGGTGTTGATGTCGGCGAGGGCGGCCCCTACCTCCTCGGCGGACTCGGGTACCTGGGCGAGGGCTTCCTTGGCTTCCTCAGCGAAATCCTCGAGGGCCTCACCGGTGGCCCCTGTGCCACGAACGATCGTGGCTTCCATGTTCTGGAAGGTTTCGCCGATCTTGAACAGGGCAGTAGCCCCGGCGCCGAGGCCTGCGGCGAGGCCGGCCCCCGCGATACCAGCGACCCGGCCGAGGGAACCTAGGCCACGCTCCACCTTCCCCATCGCGCCGAGGGCGTTCTTGGCGTCACCCAGGATTTCGATCTTGATGGGCTTAGGCACGGTTCACCTCCCGAATCGGTTGGTTGTGACGGTTGCGACAACGGCGTCGACTGCCTCTTCGAAGTAGGCATAGACCCGGTCCCACTCCCGCTCGAGGGCTTCGTGGATGAATGGGTTGGCTTCGATTCCTGGGTTGGGGTCGCCGAAGTGGATTCGGCCGGCGTAGTCCTTGGTCTTGCCCTTGCCGGCTGCGACGACCGCTTTGGTTTTCCCGCCGAGGGTCCGCACCGAATCCCTGAGGTCGCCGGTGTCTACGGGGGCCTCGGAGCGGGCCCGGGTGGTGACGATCGCTCCACTAGAGCGGTAGGCGAGTTTGAGTTGGGCTGTGAACTCGTCAGGAGCGTCCCTGAGGGCCTTGCGGAGCTCCCGGGCCCCGGTTACCCGAATGCGGGCGTCGGTGACAACCACGGGCCTACAGCGCCGTGTCGGTGCTCGTGTACTCGCAGGTGGCTAGGGCGTTGGTGCCATCCCACAGCGCCTTGAACGGGAGCGGTTGCTTGGTGATCTCATCCAAGCTCGCTTCGGGGGTGTCACCAGTGAACTTGCACGAGGGGAGCGTGAGCTTCAGCTCATAGTTGTAGGGCGACTCAATCTCAGCGCCCGTCCAGGTGATGACAATGTCGCAGATCGTGCCAGCGGTGAACAGGGCGTACTCGGTGAGGTCTTCGAACTCCCCGTTGAGGACCCCGGTAAACGAGGGAACGCCGTTCCGCTTCGGCTGTTCCTTCAGGCCACCAGAGGCGGCGCACATGAGCCGACGGTCCGTCTTCATCGACAGGTCAGCGGTGAGTTCGACCGACTCCACACAGTACGCCGCCGCGCCACCACCGGAATCGATCGTGACCGCGCACTGGGTCCAATCGTAGGTGGTAGCCCCGGTGGGGGTGACCGCCGACCCGGCCGCTTCGGAGGTGACCTGGGTTTGGGCGTCGAAATCGATCGAGGCGACCAGGAGGCCGGGGACGGTGTGGGAGAGCCGCCACCCCGTAATCACGCTCCCTGGTTGGGTGAACGAGCGGAGGGTCCCCCCGATGTCGACCCGCTGTATCTGGGTGGTGTAGGAGGTGTCGGGGTCGTCGGTGGCGGTGGTGTGCGTCGACTTGTAGGCGGCGGTGGCGGCCTGCTGCGTCGGTCCCGTCGAGGTCCCAAACATCGCTTGGAGCAGGAGCCCGAAACCCTCGTTGAGGACATCGAAATCCAGGGTTCCCCCCGCGCCCATGGTGATCGTCTTCTGACGGTCGGAGAACTCGCCCTGCATACCGGGGCGCATCCCGATCGAGGGGAGGTCTTCTTGCTCGAGTTTGAACCCGTCTCCCTGCGCTTCGTAGGCCCTGGACATCGCAACGGCGGTGCCGTAGGTCGACTCCACGCCGAGTTGGAATGACTGGTCGAGAACGGTCGACATTAGCCGTCACCTTCCTTGCTAGAGGTCTTCTTAGGGGTGGTCTTCTGGACGGGTTCCCAATCGGGGTTCGATGGGTGGTTGGCCGTAACGACCCCGTCGGCGTCAGTGTCCTGGTAGCCGCCAACGAGGTAGACGGCATCGGCGGGGAACAGCTCGACCACTTCGCCTTGCTTGACTCGGGCGGTGTTCCCGGTGGTGGGGAGGTAGACGTCTACCTCTCGGATGCCACCGATGTAGCGGACCTTGGTCATCTTGGGTGGCATCGTCATTGCTCCACGTTGGCTTGGATACGAACGTCTATGTCGAAGTAGATGGCGGGGACGTCCACGGTGCCCCGGGTGAGGGTCCCTGGGTTCCCCTCCCAACCCTCGATGAACACGGAGATGCTTGAGAGGTGGGTGCCGGGGGAGGTTGGTTGGTTGGCTTGGAGGGTCTTGACTACCTCGCCCACGAGGTTGGCGGCTCGTTGTTCGGCTTTGGCTGCGGCCGAGGTTGAGGGGAGGGTGTCGTCTGCGTCGGCCAGGTCAGCCCAAGCAACCATCACGATTAGAGACCTGGTGGCCTCTTCTCGGTACTTGACGTTTGAGGTGCCTTTGAGGGCCCTCACTTCTACCTGCCCATTCCAGTCGGCCCAGTAGATGGCTTCTATGTCGCCGGTGTCGGAAATGAAGTCTTGGTTTCGGAGGGGCCGGTAGGAGACCCTCACCCCGTCGAGGTTGGCTTCGGCGTTGAGGAGGTCGGCGGCCCACCGCGATACGTAGGGGACGGCGGTGCCTTCGCTCACGCTGCAGCCGCCACGATCAGGAGGGTGATCCCAGCGGAGATGATGAGGATGATGATGGTCCCGATGATGAGGACTTGGGCGGCGGCGTTCCGCTCAGCGTCAGTAGTCACGCGAACCCGCCTTTCATGGACCGCCACTCCCCACCAAACCACTCCCGCACCGCATTGGGGATAGCGAACGCCGGGAACGCCACCTGCGGTACCTCGAAGTTGGCGTCACCAACCCCTGAGATGTTCCACTGCTCCGACCGCCACAGATGTTTGAGGATCATCGAAGCGCCCTGTTTGGTGCGCTCGGTGACCAGTGCCGTTGAGGCGACCCGCCCGGCCCGGTAGACAACCGCGACGTTGTCCCGGCCGACCTCCCAAGTCGTGTCATAGTCCCCCGAGCGGCGGTACAGGGTGCCGGTCTCGGTGTCGCAGTGGTAGTCGGTGGCGGTGAGCGCTGTCCCATCCTCTGTGACGGAGGTGATGGCGAACACGGGGTAGTGGTTCAGTTGGATCGCGGTGCCGCGCCCATCGTAGGTTTCCTCGGCGATGTCCCGGATGACGGTTGGGCCTATCCCGTCGTCGGAGTCGAGGGACTCGGACACAGCGGTAACGAGGGCAGCTATCTCCGTGTCGTTCGCGGTTTGCGAACCTTGGTTGAGGGCCGTGCGGGCCTCGGCCAAAGTGACAACATCGGTGACAACCGCCATCGGGATCTATCGCTTCTCAGTGGGGGCAGCGTCAGGACGCTTCTCGGCCGCCTTCTTCGGGCGGCCCCGCTTCGTCACCCCGAGCCGGGAATTGATGTCCTTAACCCGGGCAGCCCAACCCTCAGCACGAGGATCATCATCGGGGTGCGCCGAGATACGGGCCACCAAACCGGCGACCTCGGACTCTAGGCCCTCACGAATGTTGTCGGGTAGCTTGGCTGGCATCACGCCTCCATTGGTCGAGTGATCTTCATTCGGTCTAGGAACATGCTGGTATATCCCGACGGGGGCCCAGTGTTGCCGTCCCACCCGCACATCATCGAGAGGTAGGCACGGTTCAACATGCCAGGCTCCTCGAGGAGGTACAGGTCATCACGGGACCAGCGCTCGTCCCCGTCTACGTATGCGGTGATCTTGTCTTGCCCTGCCCCCGGGGCCCCGAGCTCCACCCGCACATCCACCTTGACCGGCGCCCCTTGAGTGATGGGCCCCAGGAGGAACTCCCAGCGGGTCCCGGTGGGCCAGTCGTACTTGTAGTTCTGACCTAGGTCCCTACCGTCAGGTTGGGAGTAGACGTACATGCCCCACAGCGGCTCCGAGCCCCATTTGTTCCAAATGAACCGGGCCGAGCAGTTAGCCGGCGAGTTCTTGGCGCCACCGGGCCAGTCGCCACCGTTGTAGGCGACAATCCCCCCGACCTTCCCCGTGGGGGACCAGTCGAAGTTGTTGGGGAACTCGCACACGATTTCGCATGTCGCATCCGCCGAATCTTCGAACGGTGCGGCGATCTGCCCCCACGTTGACCCCGACCCAGAGGGGCGGCCGGCTGTGTAGAAGTGTTGGCGGAGGCGGGACGTGCCAACCGATTCGGTTTGGTCGAGGGGGGTGGGGGTAGTCCAAAACCCTGTGGGCTGCGACGGGGACCCGTACCAAGCCTCCGCTATCTCGCCTCTGGAGAGCCCCAGTTGGTTCGGGGGGAGCCGGGTGGGCCCATCTAGCAGAGTTTCCACTAGGGGGGCAGGGGGTGGCTCTGGGGGTGGCTTCGGCAGGGGGACGATTTGGTGGGCTTGGTAGGCGAGCACGTCGGCCGCGAGCTGGGCGGCATCGGCCGACAACTGAGTAGCACGGGCGTGGAGGTCGTCAAGAGACGTCATGGGTGGCCTCCGGGCCGTAGTCGAAAAGAGGGTGTCTGGAGTCCCCTGCCCCCACCTAGCCCGCCGTGGCTAGACAATGGTCACAACAGGGGCAGGAGACTCTCAGACTTCTGAGCGCTGACCGCTTGGCTCAGAATCAGGGGCCCCGAACCTAGAAGGTCGGGGCTGCCAGGCCAGTGCCAGAGACGATCGAGGTCGACTCGGGCAGACGGTCCGGCATGAACGCCAGGTAGTTGTACAACTGGATCCGCACCGTCAGGTTCCCCGAGAGAACCTCGGACAGAACCCGGGTACGTACCGGGCCCTCCCAGAGGTAGAGCTCAGAGGGGCGGGTGAGGATGATGATGTCCTCAGTGCCGCCACCGTTCGTGGTGGGAATGTTCGGGTCGATGTAGATGGGCCCGAACGGGGTCGCACCAACGGCGCCACCTTCGGCCTGGCGGCTGGAGAACGATGCGAGGGCGTTGTTGGGGCCCATCGCCTCGGTCACGACCAGGGGCCGGTTGGCGGTGTCGACGGCTGCCAGCATCCACGCCCAACGGCGGGGGTGCATGATGATCGCCTCCGGGACCCGGTAGCGGGTGGTGGCGATGACGTTGTAGCTGTCGGCAATCTTGGGGTACAGCTCGGGGACGGTGGGTGAGGCGTCGGTGTAGGCGGTGGTGTCCACCGAGGCGATGTTCTCGATGCCCTTGACCTGCCCAGAGGCGTTCGACCCTGAGATGACCTGAACGTCGGTCTTCACCGCGTGGTCGGCGGCGAGGTCGGCGAGGATGATCGCATCGAACGACAGCGGGGACTGCTCCAGAGCCTGGAGTGAGATGTCCTGCTGTCCTGCGATGGTCTTCACACCCGCCGACACCGAGGTGTCTGCCAGGTCGGTCTCGTCGACAGCGGCGTTGTCGGCCGTCTGAATCGCCACGGTGGTCCCCGTCGAAATCTTCGGGATGTTGATGGAATCGGTCCCTGCGGGGAGCGGCATACGCCGGCACAGGTCGGCAGTGACCCGCGACCCCCGAGAGAGTTCGATGTAGTCCTGCATCATCCACACGGGGGGAACGAAGTAGCCGCCAGTGCCGTCGGTGCGGTTCAGATCGCGGCGCTCATAGTCGACCTGCCCGCGTTCCTCGTTGTCGCCGACGTGGGCGGCTGGCTTGCCGAACATGCGGGCCTCGAACCGGGGGCCTTCGACTCGCATCTCCTGGGCGTGAGCCAACAGGCGCTCCTGGGCTGAGCGCTTGTCGCCAAGCTGCCCGGTTTCGACGGTGACGAGGTCCCGGATGTAGGACCGCTGGTCGTTGTGCTGTTCGTAGGTGAGGGGCTCCCGACCGACCTGGACGTTCCGTCCACGGGCCTCGGCGGCCTGCTCTGAGCGTTCCTCGGTGGCGGGGGTGTCGTCGCCTGCGGGTGCAGTAGCGGCGGCGTCCTCCTCGGCCTGGCGGAGCTCGGCGAGCTGGGGCTCCCACGTCTCCCGGAGTTCGGTCTTGATGGCAGTGACCCGGGCGCGTGCCTCGGTCACGGTGGCGCGTTCCTCGTCGGTGAGGTCGCGGCTGTCGGCGAGTGCGACATCCAAGACAGCGTTGTTGCGCTGCTCGGTCGTCTCGCGCTCTTCAGTGAGGGCCCGGATGCGGGCCTCAACCTGTGCGATTTTCACGGTGTTTCTCCTGTGGTGGGTTGCTTATGTGATGCGAAGCAATTCGAGGGTCAGAGCGGACATCCCGTCACGCTTGTCCTCCTCAGGCGTCCCACCTGGGTTCTGCTTCTGGGTTAGCCGTTCGATGACGGCTCGAGCCTCGGCGAGGTCCTCAACGCTGAGGGCCTCAAGGCTGCGTACTATGTCGATGTCGGTGGCGTCGGACGCTCCGAACGTCACAGCCGACACATCCCCCCGATGGATGTTGACCTCGGTGATGATCCGCAACGATTCGGGGTCGTCTTCCCAATCGTCGTGGGCCCGCCACTCCTGGGCGGTGGTCCGAAACGCGAACGACATTTCGTCGATGTCGCCTCGTTCGATCGCTGAGGCCAAGCTCCGCGATACGGGGTTAGCGAGGTCGAGGGTGGCGGCGGTAGCCAACCCCGTCTTATCGGTCGACAACTCAAGGGTCCCGGATTTGGTGCGGGCCAGGGGCATCCCCTCGTGGTTGAGGAGGAACACCACATCCGGGTCGTCGGCCAGGGTCTTGTCAAACGACCCCTTCTCGATCCGCTCGAGCCAACCCCACGGTGGGCCCCCTGCCACGTCGTACTCATAGCCAAACACGCTGGCGTGCCCCTCGAGGACGAGGGAATCCATGTCGGCTCGCTTCTCGGCCCGGAGCTCGGAGATGGCGAACGGCACCCGCACCGTCTGTTTGTGGGGGGTGTCAGGCAATTGGCGGAGGGCCATTGGTATCTCCCTGAGAGGTTTGCACTTCGATGGCTTCGGCGGCGTCGATCATGTTGAGCGGTTGGAGGTAGGTGTCCCCGTCGGGGATGGGGTGGAGGTCCTCGAGCTCCCGAATGTCGTTGACGGACAGCCAGCCCCATTGGCGGCCCTGGGCGTACGCCGTGTACCGGTCGGTGATGCGGGCTCGGAGGAGGGCGCCCATGTTGAACTTGGAGAACTGCCCCCGAGCCAACAGCATCGACATCGCCTCCTCGATGCGACTAATCCAGGGGCCGAGGGTGAAGATGGCGTAAGCCAAATTCTGTTCCTCTATCCCGGTCCCCCAGCTCGTGGATTTGGTGGGGTCGCCGGTGAGGTGGGGGGGCACCCTGAACAACTTCGCCATCTGCGACGACTGGAATTGGCGGGTCTCGATGAACTGCGACTCTTCGGGGGCTATCTGGATTGTCTCTAGCTCGAGGTCGCCGTACAGGTAGATGGGTTCCCGGTTGAGACCCCCGAACGTCTGGACAAACTCCCGCTTGACTCGCTTGGCGTTGTCGGGGCCGGGGTCTTCCTTCGACTTGAGCGCCAAGCTGGGGTGAGCTCCGTCGCCGAACCAGCGGGCCCCGAACTCCTCGGCCGCCATCGTCAACGAGATGCCTTGCATGGCGGCTTGGATCGGTGACAGGCCCTTGAGGCCCCCCGCCAACCCAAACCCCGTCATGTGGACCATGGTCCCGCCGTCTCTGAACGCACCCATGATGCGCCCGTCGTGCATCTCCCAAATCTGCTGGCCGCTATCGGTGAGCTCGGTCTTGCGGATCTTCTGCGAATGGATCGGGGTGATGATCGAGGGGCGGCCCTCGGCGTCGATGGCGTTGACCTCGTTGTAGGAGTTCCCGTTGAGGAGGAACGAGGTGACGGCTTGGTGTTTGAACAGGAATTGGGGGGACATGACCCCTGGCATGGGGTCGGTGAGGATGAGAGGTTGGCGGGGGAGTTTCCGGGCGTATGTGCGGGCCTCCCCCGCCAGGTCCCGCCAGGCGACGTGCCGGAAGGCCCGGATCGGGAGCATCGCAATGGAATCGGCGATGATGCTGACGTTGGTGTAGACGTCGATGACGCCGAGGGCTGAGGACTCGGTCACTGTGGGCCCGGCGAACGTTCGGGCCCCTTCGGTGGGCCCAGGGATCCGGGCTGCTTCCTCACCGAAGCTACGGCGCTCCCTGCGATCGTCGAGGGCTTGGCGTAGGAGTCCCACTAGTTCCCCCCGAGGATGTCGAAGATGCCGCCGAGGACCACCATGGTTGCTCCCACTGCCACTACTGCTATGTCCCCGCCACCGAACCGGTAGCCCAAACCACCCGCTACTAGAGCCGCGCCAATGAACCAGATAGCCGACATCAAAGGCACAGGCCCCGCCTCGTCTAGGTGAGGATGAAGTAGCAGGGGGTGGCCACAACCGTCCCCGACGTGATCGTTGCCGGGGCCGTGTCCGTCAAGCTCGATCCGTGAGTCTGAGCCATCGCTGGCATCCCCGTAACCAGAGCATCGGCCAGGGCGGCGTCACCCATCGCCTTCCCCCGCAACGTGGGGACCGTGGTCGCAGCGAACACGATCGACACCCAGTAGAGGCCGGCGTCGGTGATCGTCACCGCCGAAGCCAAGTCGACGGCGTAGGCCGTGTCCGCTGCCCGAGCGGTGGTTGTGAAGTCGGCGGTCTGGGCGAGGAGGGCCGGGGTCGCCGCCGATGAGTAGAGGGCAGCAAACCCCGCCGTGGGGGTACCGGCTGCGGTGCCGCCAGTGACGAACGTGATCGTGGAGACCACATCCCCCGCCTGGAGAGGGATAGCGGTGGCGTGAGCGACCCCAGTGGCACCGATGGCGTTGTCGTCACCGACAGCCCAACGGGGAATCGACTCTTCGAAGGTGGCGTTGTCGAAGCTGCCCTGCCGAAGATTGTCGGGGGCGACCAGAGGTGGTGATTGGCGCGTCATAGCAGGTATCTCCCAATGGTTGGTAGGAACACAACAGGGGGTGGCTAGTAAATGCCAACCCGTTTCGGTTTCAAGGCCTCAGCCTTCACCCGAGCATCGGGGATCAAAGCGAAACCGAACACAGCCGCAACCGCGGCATCAATCTTGGCGTCCATCCCCTCAGACGCCTTCCCCAACACCTTGTACCGACTGTTCCGGCGTTGCTCGACCACGGTGTTAGCGAAATGACGGCGGAGCTCATCCGAACCGTCCCACGTCCACGGCGTATCCCCACCCTCATCCGCCCGAGCCAGTCCCAAACGGAACTCCTCCTCGAATTTCTCGATGGCGGTCCCTGAGAGCTTCCCGAAGCGGGTGGGGACGTGCACGACACGCTCAGACCCGTACTCGTCTTCCCACGCCGTGATCTCAGGCGACCAGAACCGATCCGAGTCCCCCGCCAACAAGACAACCGTGTAGTCCCGCTCGAGGTCGGCGACCCTTTCGAGGACCTTGGGCTTCGGGACATGCCACGACACCCTCAGAGAGCCCTCAGGGCGCTCCCACAGGCCCGCTAGGAATAGGTGGGGGCGTTCCTCCACCGTCCAACAGATGAGGGCTGTGGAGTCCCTCGTGAGCGACCCATCCAAGAACACAACCAACGGGGTGGCCTTCGACGGGCCCGGGGTCCGCTCAGGAGCGGCGAAGACGTCCATCTTTTCGCCCGAGAACGGCTTGTTTTCGACCGCTACGCCCTGATTCAGTTGGTAACGACGGAATTCGTTCTTGGATTTGCGGGGAGCGATCCACAATGACCGCATCCCCGCGATGTTCGTCCAATCCCACCCGTCGCCAGAGGCCTCACGCACCGCCTCCAACCATTCTTCCTCGTCGTCGAGTTTCCACTTGTCCGAAGCGGCCAGGTAGTCGAACAAGATGCTCGTGTCGCCGGCCTCGGCCGACCGAATCGAATCCTCCAACACGGACTCTTCGCCGGGGGCGTGGATCGTGGTCGCATCCATCGTCCACGGATCCGCAATCTGCCGCTTGATCGCGTTGCGGTCCATCACCTCGGCCGTGGCCTTCAGATCAGCCGACGTCCAGAGGTGAGCCTCCTCACGAGGGATAAACGTCGGTTTCGCACCGTCCGCAGCGTCCGAGTTGGTGGGGGGGACGAGGTAGCACCACCCCTCCTCCCGATCCTGCCCAGCAAAGAAAATGTGCTCGTTCTGAACCTTGTACCGAGATGCCAGCGGCGTGTTAGAGAACACATACCGCATCACACCCCACACCAGCTTCTCAGCCTGTTCCTCCGTGGTGGCCACAACCGGTATCTCTGGGGACGTCACCCGACGGCCGATCGGCTCCCCCCGACGGTACGCCCAACCCCACTCGTCAACCCCGTCCTCCTCGGCGAAGTGAGAGAACCGAACCGGCCCATCGAACTCCGCCAGGGCGACCTGGGCCATGAGCTCCGACTTCCGGAGGCCCTTACGGCGGCAGTAGATGCAATGCCGGTACCGGCGCCGCCAACGGTCAGACCGGTAGGCGTCCCGCTCGATCTCGTAGGCGTCATAGAGGAAACCGAGTTCCTCCATCGATAGTTGGAACCGCTGGCCCTTCAGATCGCCGGGCCCGTGGACCCCGTTCGTGTTGATGAAGTGCGCTACTTGCGGGCCGAGGGTGGGGGCGAGCTCATCGGCGCTCACACTGCCCTCAGGCGGCGAGGATCATCATCCCCACCCGCAGCCGGCAAATCCACGCCAGTCGCCGGCCGATGAAGATCAGAGGCCTCCATGCTGGGGGCATCCACCCCCGCGATACGCCAATACAACTGACGCCGAGACTTCGGATTCAAACCGAAGCGATCCTCGAGCTGGCGAACCTCCGACAACTCCGCAGCCGTCGCCCCACTGTCATCACCGAACCGCAACGACAACACCAACAGGCGCTCCAACGTGCGGCAGTCGTGCCGCGACCACATGAGCGCCATCGGCGAGCTCCACCAGAACGCCCAAAGCTCCTCACCCTCCGGGCCGTGATCCCCAATCAACTCAGGCGGATCCTCCGTAGGGCCCTCGTTCGGCAGAGTGATCCACCCCGCCGACTCCTTCGACCTCTTCTCACTGTTCGGATTCGGCGTTGGCGTCGCCATACGGTCACCTCGATAATCAAGCCCCGTCAGGATTTACGTCCCCGAAAAACTTCGTGCACGGA